CACGCTGGTCAAGGCAATCATGCCTGAGCCGGACGGCGCAATCAAAGATTGTGTCCGTATCTTCGCCACGCAGAACAGCACCATGACCCTTCCCATCACCAATGATGACTGGTCGCTGATCGAGAAGTCTGACTTCTGCGAAATCTTGTACGCTTACGATCTGGAAAGCGACAAGAGCGTACCGAAAGCCCTGCTGGTCAAGCAGTACGCCAAGTACCCCGATGACGAAGACCAGTTGGTCGGTATCATCTTTCCCTGCGAGTACACAGAACAGCTCAATTTCCACACCATAAAAGAAGTATGAGCGTTTGTGGTGGTTGCCCCATCTATTACAATGAATATTTCGGTGTTTAT